CGCTATAACTAATCAATTAACCGCAAGACTCAAGACGGTTGTTGACTTTGGCAAAAACATTGAAAAACTCTTGGCAGCAGGATTAAGTCGCGAGTATATCCAACAACTACTCGAAGCAGGTCCCGATGCAGCAAGTGAGACTGCTGCTCTTTTAACAACCGCAAGCGCAGGTCAAATAGCGCAGATCAATTCTCTCTACACTCAAATCAATACCCAAGCGGAAAAGTTTGGAAAAGATATGAGCGATGTATTCTATGGAAACTCCGTCGCTATGGCGCAAGCGTTCGTAAAGGGCGCAGCAGCAGAAGTAGCCAATATCAATGCTCAAATCACAGCAATTACCGAGAGTATCAAGATCATTATGGGAGTTCTTGGTAACACTGGACTTACATCCGCACAGGCATTGATCGATGGTTTAATCGCAGGATTCGGGGAAGCCAACAGACTTCTCGTTGCTAGTGGAGCGCAAGGTGTTACTGATTCAGTTACAACAGCACTTGCTTCTCTTAGAACTCTTGGAACTTCAATAGCCACTGATTTAATGCAGGGTGCATACGATACATTGTTAAAGAAGAAAAAAGACCTTGTTGATTTGGCAGAAAGTATCGCTGCGGCTATTGCGGCTGCTATGGCTGCTGCTTCTGCTTCTATCGGTGTAGATGTAAGTGGTGGAAGTGTTTCAGATAATGAAGTTGTAGAAGTAACCGAAAAAAAGCCAGACCCAAAAAAGCCAGACCCAAAAATAATTCCAACTCCTAAGATTATTGCCACAGCAACAAAACCTGCTGGCGCATTACCTAAAGGTGGTGGTACAGCAGCGAGTGGCAGTAAATTAGTTGGTGGTTTTTCTTCTTCTCCATTCCCAAAGACTGGTTCAACATCATTTGTAAAACCTGCCGTAAGTGCTGCCATTCCAATTTCACGTTATTTACCTGCTGCAAATCAAGCGTCAAAAACTGGTAGCAATACTGTACCTATGTCAAGCAGACCATTTGGTGGTGGCTCAACAACCGCCAACGTCACAATAAATACAACAAAAAGTGTGTCGCCAACATTTGCTGCTAAATCAGTGTCAAATGCAATTGGTAAAGCAACAGGAAGTAAAAGACCATAATGGCTGTAACAACTGTACGACCTAACGCAACCGCTTCTGGTGCTGCCTCTTTTACCATCAATGGTGGTTCTGCAACAACTCACGCTGCTGTAAACGACAACAGTGACAGCACATTTATCAAGAAGTCGTCAAGCGTTGTTGGTCAAGCGTCAATCGTTTTTGACTTTGGTACAACCACTATAAGTGCCTCACAGCGTGTTAAAAGAGTTCGTATTCGTGGTCGTGTAATTACAACTACCGACGCTGGAAAGGTCAATCTCTATCTTGGTTCACGTGTTGACAATCAAAATTACTTTCACTCTGCTCTTGCTATCCGTGGCACAAACTCAATTACTACTTTTGTAGGCGCGTATCAGACAGCCTCTCCAGATGGTAGTGATTGGAGTCAAGCCTCTATCAATGGACTAAGGGCTAAAGTGACTGAGTACAACGACTCAACTGTTTGTGCGAGTATTGTTGAATTGTTCATTGACATAGATGTTGCCGCGCAACCAACCGTAACTGTTTCTAATCCAACAGGTACAATAACTACGTCTGCTGCGCCTGATGTTCAATGGGCGTTTAGCGACACTGACGGTGAAACACAGGCTTACTATCAAATCAAAGTTTTTAGTGCTGCTCAATATGGTGCTGTTGGTTTTAGTGCTTTAACTTCAACTGCTACCTATGATTCTGGCGAGGTTGGCAGTACAGATGATGCTGCTGTAATTGGCACTTTACTCAATGCTGGTACTTACCGTTGTTATGTAAGAACCGCTAAGGGCGTTAACGGTCAGCCTTTCTGGTCAGATTACGCTTTCAGTTCATTCGTTCTAAGTTTTACACCACCGTCAATTCCAACAATGGTCGTTGCTTGGAATAGCATTTTAGGAAAAGCAAGTTTCACTTTGACTGGTACTTCACCGAGTGGTTTCTCAAGTCAGTATTACGAGGTTGAACGCTCTCTTGATGGCGGCATAAGTTATTCAGAGATTCGTGACGGTGGACAAATTGTACCCAATGCTAGTTTTGTAGGAACGGCTGTTGATTATGAAGCACCCAGAGGTGCAGTTGCTTATTATCGTTGTAGGTCAGTTGGTGTTGACGCAAGTTCTGAAGAGTTCCCTTCTGCATACGGAACAGTTCAGCAGGTGTTGGTGACCAATGATGAAACATGGTGGTTCAAAGTAATTGAAGAGCCAGATTACAATTTAGGAAGCGTAAGAGTGCTTGCTGACCTTGACGTCGCTATTGAAGAACCTAACATTGTCTTCCGTCCACTTGGCGCAACACGTCCAATCGTTGTTGCTGGTCCATTACAGGGTGAAGACGGTATCTATAACATTAAGACAATAACTGAAACAGAATGGGACGACTTCTATCCTGTTTTGACTCATCAAGGAACTTTGCTTGTCCAAGACCCACTAGGAAATCAGAAATACGTTCGTATCACTGACCGAACTTTTACTGCTGAGACTGTAAGTGGTTCTATCCACAGAAACATAGAAGCCGCTTATGTTGAGGTTGATGAGTAATGTATGCGTCTAGTGGAAACTTCAAGACCTACGTAAAACAAAGTCACACCGTTATTGTCAAGGCTGAAGTGTGGAGTTCAGACCAGTTGTTACAAGCCGTAAACATTCAAAGCGGTGGTGTAACTATCAATGATTCAATGGCAAGCCGTCGTGAGTGTGAGATAGAAATTGTCACAAACCGTACCAGTACCAACCTAGTCCCAGATAATGACTTTGACACTATTACACCTTTTGGTAATGAACTGCGTCTTTACAGAGGTATAAGGTTTGATGATGGTACTGATGAGTACGTGCCACTAGGTGTATTTGTAATTACTGAAGTAAACATAAAAGACTCAAATGAGGGTGTAACCTTGTCCTTGTCTGGTACTGACCGTTCTTTAATTATTAGCAGAGCAAAGTGGCTACAGCCTTATCAGGTTGAAAACGGTTCGTTAGAAGATGCAATTACTGATTTACTTAAAGACCGTTACCCTGATGTACTAACACAGTTTCCAGAAACTAACGTAAGTATCAATCAGGTAGTGCTAGGGAGTGAGAATGATAATGACCCGTGGAAAGACGCTGTGGAACTCTGTGAGTTGGTCGGTTTTGATTTATTTTTTAACGCTAATGGTGTCGTTGAAATGGCACAGTTTCCTTCTCTTGACGGTTCTGTTGTTGTTAGTACATTTGTGGAAGGTGATGGTACAACTATCACGTCTATTGACCGTTCAATTTCAACTAAGGAAACTTTCAACGGAGTTGTCTACACAATTGAAGGAACGGAAGTAACAACGCCAATCAGAGTAGAAGCGTGGGACGAAGATTCCAGTAGCCCTACTTATCGGAATGGAAGATTTGGTGAAGTGCCAACATTTGTAGAGACAAGTTTGTTGTCTACCGAAGCCGAGGCTGTACGTGCTGCTGCTGCGCTTTTGAATAAGTACATTGGTGCGCAAGAAACTATTTCTTGGGAGTGTATTCCAGACCCAACACTTGACGTCAATGATGTTGTTTACGTCAAGGCAGTAGGGGCTAAAGTAGACCGTCTTGTAATTATTGACCAGATAGATTTACCTTTATCTGCTCAAGATTCAATGTCTGTCACCGCAAGAACAGTACGTGTTGTTGCTGATGGTGAAGAAGTAGTGGTAGGTGCGTAATGGATTTACATAATTCTTTGTCCAAGATTGTTGACCAAAATGTAAGATTTGCTGTGCATTTTGGTGAAGTGACCGCTATTACTACAGAGGCTACTAGCACGACTACTGCTACTGGTAACGTAGCAACTAGCACTAAGGCTGTAACTTTAACTGCTGGCAATTCTTTGATTCGTCAAGGTATGGCAATCACTGGAGCCAACATTTCAGCGTCAACTTTTGTTTATTCAATTAACGGAGCAGACTTAATTATGACTAAAGTAGGGGCGAGTAATAACGCTTCGGCAGGATTGACTTTTTCTTCAACTCGTTTGTCTGTCGCAATTTCTGGGTCTTCAACTTCTGTAACAGGAGTGCGTTATCTCAGTTCTTACATTCCAACTGTAAGCGATATTGTTATTTTGTTAGTAAATAAAGGCGATATTTTTGTTTTAGGAACATTAGCGTAAGGCACTTTCTAGTCCTTATTTAGAACATTTGTTCTGTATCCTTTACTCATGACTTTAATGGAATATGCTCAATTTGTAGGCACTCTGTGTGGTGCTCTTCTTGCCGTTCTTGCTCTTGTGGCTAAGGTAATAATGAAACCAATACAGAGACACCAACAGAGTTCTTTTGAGCGTATGCTTGATGAGCGTCTAGCACCCCTAGAGGAAACTCTCCGTGAGTTGCGTCCGAATGGTGGCTCAAGCCTTGCTGATAAGGTTATACGGCTTGAGGAGCGTCAATCAGGAATTAGCCAGAGACTTGATGACGTGTACGACATTGTCAAAACTCTGGCACGTTAGGAGTATCAAATGGATAACAAAATGAAAGCCATGCTTGCGTCTTATGGACGTAGTCTTATGGGTGCAACTTTTACCGCAGTCGCAATTGTAGGCAACGGAGCAAGTCCATTGTCATTTAGCACTAGCCAATGGTTAGATGTATCAAATGCTTTATGGGCTTCTGTAATTCCTGTATTGTTGCGTTGGGCTAATAAAAAAGACCCAGCATTTGGGCGTATCGCTGAATCAACTGCAAAAGAAGTAAGTGCGAAAATCAGTACCGCTTCAAAAAAGGCTGCCGTTAAAAAGAAGTAGAAATTAAGGTTCTGGTTGGGCTGGTGTTCAGTACAGCCCAGCCAATAACCTTGCCGTAGGATTCCCCTGACTATAGGGAGAGAAGTGACCACAATTGTCGCAGTTCAATATAAAGACAAAGTAGTGTTTGGTGCTGACAGTCAAGTTACAAGTGGTGCTGGTCGTAGGCAGTCTCACCGCGAGATGGTAAAAATTACTTCACGTTCGTTGTATTTAATTGCTGGTTCTGGTGAATGTGCTCCTTGTGACATAGCGCAACACATCTGGCAACCCCCAATCCCAAAAGCCTCCGACGTTGATGACTTGTATCATTTTGTAATTGCTAAAGTTGTACCGTCTCTCAAACTTTGTTTCAAAGAGAATGAGTACAAGTGGAATGAAGTAGATGCAGACGGTGAAACAAAGTTTGCTTTCTTAATTGCTGTTGGTGGTATGGTCTTTGAAATCTCAGATGACATGTCTGTCAGTTTAGATGGTTCAGGTTTCTACGGTATTGGCTCTGGCTCTGATTTTGCTCTTGGTGCTTTAATTGCTGGTGCGCCCATAGAAAAAGCACTTACAATTGCCGCTGATAACGACATTTACACTTCTGCTCCTTTCATCTATCACACACAATTAAAGAAAAGAATAACGCAAATCAAAAAAGGAGAAAAAAATGCGCGATAACTTAATGAAGATAATTACGCTTGGAATACTTGGTTTTATTGCCTTAGTTGTTGTTGGTGAATATGTCGCTATGCTCACCGCACAACAATTGACTGGTGAAGCCGTAGGAACAAACCCTGACGCTATTGCGTTAGTGCAAAATGCTCTTGTAGGCTTAATAGGTATAATCGGTGGTTACTTTGCTGGGAAGGAAAATAAATAATGGCTGAACAAGGGACAGCAGAGCGTTTGATTGAGATTGCTACTGCTGAAGTAGGTTACATTGAAGAATCTGTACCTGAGAATAAAACTAAATACCAAAAGGCTAACCAGCCGTGGTGTGGTGCTTTTGTAAACTGGTGTGCTAAGAAAGCAGGGGTGACTGTCCCTAATTGCGTATACACACCTGCTGGTGCTGACGCTTTTAAGAAATCAAAGCGTTGGTTTGAGGGAGAAGATTCTCAGCCGCAGCAAGGTGACATAGTGTTCTTCGATTTTCCAGCAGACGGTGTTGACCGTATTAGCCACGTTGGGATTGTTGTGAAAGATAACGGTGACGGGACAGTTACATGTATTGAAGGCAATACTGCTGCTGACAAAAAAGGCGACCAGCGTAATGGCGGTGAAGTGTGTCTTAAGATTCGTGCGTACAAGAAAAAGAATCGCAACAAACTCAAGCCTAACCTAGCCGTTGCTATCGTTGGATTCGGTAGACCTAAGTTCTAGGCTTTGTTTGTATGTCTAAGGTCAGCCCCACAATAGGCATTTAAGAGGCTTGGAAGGCTTGCAGGGACGTTTTCAGGGTTCTTGGGTATAGAGATAGACGCAGGTGCAGAAAAGAGAGATTCCTGCCCTGCGTCTATCGCTGTCACTTCCCCATGACAGACTCGTATCTTGTCAGTGGTTCGTTGTATCGTCAAGCGTTGAGACACAAACTCTGGGTATGTACAAGCGTAACTAACCCCAGTTATGATTGAGTCTCCACACTAAAGAAGGAGAACTAATGTCACTTCCACAATCACTAGATGAGGCTCTGGACGATTTCAAAGATATTGAAGTCAGGGAAGCCTTTGTAATAGATGATGACCAAAAAGCGGCATGGGCTATGCGTAAGTTGCGCTCGCTACGTGCTAAACAAAAAGTAAATCAAGAAATGGCTGATGTTGAGATTGGTCGTATCAATGCTTGGTTAGAGTCAGTAAATAAAACCATAGAGAATGACTGTGAATACTTTGTCGCTCACCTAACTGGTTATGGTCATAGAGTTCGTTTGAACCCTGATGACCCACGTAAATCAATTGCACTACCGCATGGCAAGATTTCAACTAGACAGTCAAGTCGTAAATGGTCTGTAGACGCAGATACATTTTTACCGTGGGCGCGTACCAGTGCTCCAGACTTAATCAGAATCAAAGAAGAACCTGCGTTGACTAAAATCAAAGAGGCTTACGCTGAAGCAGTTGTACAAAATGCTAATGTTTTGGAAGTTGTAACAAAGGACGGGGAAATTGTCCCTGGTCTTACAATTGAGGAAGGGACTCTTTCCGTGAGTGTAGAGGTGGAATTGTAATGTTTAATTTGTCTGATTATGAACCAGTAGAAAATCGTATTCGCGCTTTCTGGGAAAAATATCCCAACGGCAGAATACTTCCAGAGAAGCCAGTACGTGTCTTGCGTGATGATGGTCGTTATGAGTGGGAGTGTCAAACAAATGTTTACATTGACAAAGAAGATGGCATGCCAACTGTAAGTGGTTTTGCAAGTGAAATTGAAGGCAGTAGTCCAGTAAACAGAATCAATGCAAGCGAGAATTGTGAAACGTCGTCAATTGGACGCGCTTTAGCCAATCTTGGTTTTGCTCCAAAAGGAAAAAGACCTTCACGTGAAGAGATGGTAAAAGTTCAACGTGCTGAACAAACTGTAAAAGAGAAAAAACCAATAGCACCAGAGACGTGGACTGCACTAAGTTCCGCTATGTCACTAGCAAAAGAGATAGGTTATTTACAATCCGTTGCGAGTGCTGCTGGAATGTATGAATTATCGGAATCTCAGCGTAATGAGTTGCTTGCTATTTACACAGCCAAGAAAGCAGAGTTGTCTGAACCAGTTGCAGTAGAATCAGTAATAGAAACAAAAGTTGTAAGTGACATTGAAGAAGAAGATTTGGTAGAAACACCTAACTAAAACTTCTGTATCTGCGACACACTGTTGTAAAACTTATGGCAGTGTGTCGTAGATGTATTTTATGCAGTACGTTTCGCTTCCCACATTCAGACAGGAGAGACATGACTGACAAAACTTCTGCTGATTACTACTTTGCAATAGTGCCTGAATGGGTGCTAGACGCTAACGTTTCATCTGCTGCTATACGTTTGTACGCTGTGCTACGTAGGTATGCTGACCGAGATGGTATGTGTTTTCCTTCAAGACAGACACTTGCCGCTCGTATGCGTTGCTCTGACAGGACTGTAGATTCAGCCATAAAAGAATTACTAGAACTTGGTGCTCTTGAAAAACAACGTCGTTACAAAGAAGATGGTGGTTACACCTCAAACATTTATACCGTCTGCTCCATACCCCCTAGCGCAAAAGTTTCGCATGGTGGGGAAAATAAAGACAGACCACGTAGCGAAGAAAATGTACCTACCCCTGGTGAAGAAAACGACACACTAACCATAGCCATTACTAACGAGAGCCAAAGTGAACAAGAGAGTTCAAATTACAATAATACTGTTACTAATGAGATTTGTAACTTACTTGCTGACTGTATTGAACGTAATGGCTTCAAGCGACCAACTGTCACAAAAGAATGGCTAAAGGTTATTGACCGTATGATGAGGATTGACCAACGTACGTCAGAGCAGATTCAAGGGGCTATCCTTTGGGCTACGCAAGATGACTTCTGGTCAATGAACGTACGTTCCCCACAAAAGTTACGTGAGCACTTTGACCGTCTGCGTCTTGAGGCTTCACGTAAACAAAAGCAAAGCGAGCCACGTGGCTTCTCTGCTATCAGAGATTTCTTACAAGACCAGATTGGTGTTGATTCATGAACAATGTAGAGGCTGCCAAAGTTCTAGCGTTATGTTCGGTTGCGTTCCCCCAGTATCCGTTAACAAAAGAAACAATAAGTGTCTACGCAGAACTTCTGTCTGATTTATCTATTGAGCAAGTTGAGAAGGCAGTAAAAGAATTGCTAATGACTTCTGACCGTTGGTTATCTATTGCTTCAATCCGTCGTAAGGTTGCTGAGCAGTCAGGGTCATTAGCACCTACTAAGATTGAGGCTTGGGGAGAAGTTCAAGCGCAGATGACAAAGCACGGTACGTATGGTCAGCCAGAGTTCTCGCATGGTGCTATCACTGAGACTGTAAAGAACTTAGGTTGGCGAAATCTGTGTTTGAGTGAGAATGTAGAAACCTCGCGCTCGCAGTTCTGGCGTGCTTATGAAGAATTAGTTACACGTTTTGACCGTAAAGTTCTCGTAGGTGACCAGTTGCAGATAGATTTACAGCCACGTAAAGCATTGAGTGTTTAATGGCTCGTCGTTACACAGGTGCTACACCCCTTGTCCGTATGTCTGTAGTTCTCAGGGGCGGTGGTAAGTGTGAGATTTGTAATCAGCCGTTAAATAGTTCTCAGTTTGTCTCGCTCCATCACCGTAAGCCAAGAAAAATGGGCGGTAGTAAAGACCCGACATTAAATGAAGCAAGTAATTTAATGATGATTTGTGGTTCAGGAACTTCTGGGTGTCATGGTTATGTTGAGTCTAATAGAGAACTAAGTTATGCAAATGGTTGGCTCGTTCACTCGTATGAAGAACCAATAACTAAGCCAGTTTTAATTCGTAGCGCAACTATGTTGTTAGACAATAACGGTGGCTACGTGCCTATCAAAGAAGTTTCGTAATGACTATGTCTTGGCAACTCAGTTGGGAGCAACGTCCGTGGACAACTAATAGTGAGCGTGCTGGCAATAGGTGGGAGAGAGCAGACAACGTAAAAACTTGGCGTCATGCTTTCTGCATTTTGGCTCGTCAGCAAAAGATTCCAACCCTTCAGAGTTGTGACATAACCGTAGAGGTGTATCAAAAAGGAGGCAGACTACAGGACGTTGCGGCTTGTAACCCAGCCGTTAAAGCCGCTATTGACGGTCTTGTTGACGCAAAGGTCATGCCCGACGACTCACCTCAATACCTTCACTCCATAACATTCGTAGCCCCCCAGCGTGGACGTAATGCTCTCGTTTTGACCGTAAATGGTGTAGTTGCGTGACTAACCCCCGTTGTAGAAATAAGATAAGGTGGCGTAATGACCGATAACCCAGAGCAGTTAGATAAAGAAACTCTGTTACGGATTGTCCGAGAACACACTTCAAAGATTCATAGACTTCAAGATGAGATTGTAGATATTGGTAAAAGCAGACGTCGTCATGTCCTTGATTTAAGAAAACAAAATGTCACTTATGCCGAGATTGGTAAGAGCATGAATGTTTCTGAAGTCACTGTCTACAAAATTATTTTTGGTAAGTAATGCCTACTGTAAGTGCAACTGCAACTAATGTTGCTGTTATAGGAGCAGGATATGTTGGTTTAACTACTGCTGCTTGTCTTGCAGAGTTAGGCAATCACGTAGTTTGTGTAGAGAATGACAAAACAAAGATGATGTCTATTCAACAGGGACGTATTCCCTTCTTTGAAAAAAACCTAGACGACATTTTGTACAGGAATGTAATGGCAGGTAGATTAGGTTTTGTTTTAGACGCTTCAGACATTCTCAAAGACGCAGATGTAATCATGTTGTGTTTACCAACTCCACGTTCTGAGTCAGGCGCAGCAGACATTTCTTTTCTTGAGTCTTTTGTACTTAACCACAAAAAAATGTTCGCTAAAGGCAGTGTTGTTGTAAATAAGTCCACTAGCCCAGTCGGTACTGCGTCTTACCTCAATACTCTTATAGACCGCAAAGATGTTGCCGTAGTAAGTAATCCAGAGTTTCTGCGTGAAGGTTCTGCTGTTCAAGATTTTCTAAAGCCAGACAGAATTGTTATCGGTGCTGATAATCTTGAAGCAGGTGACTTTGTAACAAAACTTTACCGTAATGTCAAAGCCCCAATCATTATCATGTCAACCATAAGTGCTGAATTGTGTAAGTACGCTGCTAATGGTTTCCTTGCTACAAAGATTACTTTCGCCAATGAAATAGCAGAATTGTGTGATGCTATAGGAGCAGATTACGCAGATGTCCGTCGTGGCTTTGGAAGTGACCGCAGGATAGGAGAATTATTCTTATCGCCGAGTGCTGGTTGGGGTGGTTCTTGTTTCCCTAAAGACACAATGGCGTTACTTGCAATCGCTCACGAACACAAAGTAGACCTAAGAGTTGTAAGAGGTGCTGTAAAGTCAAATGATGAACAACCAAAAAAAATAGTCAATCGTCTTGAGTGGATAGTTGGTGATTTGGCAGGAAAGAAGATTGCTGTTTGGGGTCTGGCTTTCAAAGCAGACACTTCTGACATGCGAGAAAGTCCAGCGTTTGCCGTAATTACAGAGATAATCTCTCAAGGTGGTGAGGTTGTGGCTTTTGACCCTGTAGCCAATACAGCAGATTTACCGTGGGATAGTGTTGATAGCGCAATCAAAGCGTGTGATGGGGCAGACGCTCTAGTTATATTGACAGAGTGGACAGAGTTCGTAGGCGTTGACCTTCATCAAGTAGGAGCAGTAATGGCTTCCAGAAAAATAGTAGACGCTCGGAACATACTTGACGCTAACGCCGCAGTCGCAGCAGGATTCACTTACGTAGGCGTTGGTATTCAGGCTAATAATCGTTTGACTGATTTACTCAATACCAGACTTAGGGGAGCAAAAGAGTGATACCCAGACCAGCCAAGTTGTTGACAAGTAACAGTGAACTACGCGCTGATGGTATTTCTAATTGGACGTTACCTGCGTTTGCAGTCAAATTACTAGATGGTCGTAACTTTAATGTCTGTCCAGAAGCAGGTGCTTGTGCTCAAGTTTGCTATGCACGTAATGGTACGTATTTGTTTCCAGCCGTGAGGCGTAAACATCTGCTCAATTTACATTTTGTGCTTGATGACCTTGATGGTTGGAAGACCGCTATGGTGACCGAATTATCGTCTCGTAGATTCCGTCCGACTGGTGTACCAAAAGAAGTGTCACGGGTGTCGTTAGATGATGTAGATGACTGGGTGCGTCAATGGTTGTTGTCTGGTGGTAAAGCCGTTCGGGTGCATGATAGCGGTGATTTTTTTAGTGATGAATATACTGACGCTTGGCTTGATATTGCTCGCGCTGTACCTGATGTGTTGTTCTATGCGTACACGAAAGAAGTGTCCCGTTTTCGTCGTATGGTTGATGGTGTAGCGCCTGATAACTTCCGTTGGTTGTATTCAATGGGTGGTCGTCAAGATTCGCTTGTTGATAAAGATAGTGACCGTCACGCTGATGTATTTTTGTCAATGGTGTCAATGACCGAAGAAGGTTACGTTGACCAGAGTGATAATGACTTGCAGGCTGTTCTGCTTCCTGCTGTACGTATTGGTATTCCTGCAAATAACATTCCGCATTTCAAAAAGCGTATGGCTGGTAAATCATTTGCTGGACTTCAATCCGATAGAGATAGCAACCGAACTGAACGATTAGCCAAAACCCAGACTTGAAGTAAGCAATACGGACATTCGGTACAAACGCCTAAAAAGATTTTTGGTTATCTACGTCACAAAGAACGCTTCATGAAGCGGAGCATGTTCCCGAAACACGCCCAAAATTGGTGGGGTATCACGATAGACACCTAACCCCACTTACGGAATGATTAAGCCAATGGGAAAGACCCAGACCACAGAGAGAGGAAAGTGAAATGCCAAGAATGAGAGTCAGAGCAGACATCACAGAAGCACGTCTGCGTTCTGCTGTAGAAATGTACGAGCAAGGCAATACGTACCAAGCAATTGCTGATGCATTAGGTTATTCAAATGCTTCGTCAGCACGCAACGCCGTCCGTTCAGGAATCCTACGTCTGAATGGTGGTTCATCATCTGTACAAGGTCGCCGATTTGGTGTAGAAGTAGAGTTCAGTGGAATCAGTCGCGGTGAAGCAGAAACAGCGTTACAGGCTGCTGGTATCAACGCCGTACATGAAGCGTACAGCCACACTACTCGTCGTCACTGGAAAATAGTTTCAGATGGTTCTGTTCGTTCAGTTGGTGGTGGTTGTGGAGAACTCGTATCTCCACCACTTCGCGGTGAAGCAGGTCTAAATCAGATTGAACTTGCTGTTACTACTTTGCTTAATGCTGGTGCATCAGTCAATCTAAGTACGGGACTGCATGTTCACCACGATATGGCTGGTCTTACAGGTTCAGAGATTGCCGCCTTCGTAAGATTGTGGTCTGACCGTCAAACAGAAATTGATTCACTTGTTTCACGCTCACGTCGTGGAAATAGCAACACTTACTGCCAGAACACCAGTGACCAAGAACTGCGTCAGATAGAAAGTGAACTTACTTCTTATGGTCGTATTCGTAGTTCTTTCAACCGTTACCGCAAAATCAATGTGATGTCGTATCCAAAGTATGGCACTGTAGAAATCCGTCAACATCAAGGAACGTTAGATGGAACAAAGATTCGTCACTGGGTTCTTTTTACTCAAGCGTTAATCACTGCTGCTAAGACTCACGTTGAGGCTAATATCAGAGTTGACCTAACCAATATGCTTGCAGACCTTCAAGAGCATGCTGGACTAAATCAAGAGACCGTAACATTCCTAACCAACCGCGCTGTGGTTCTAGCGTAATCACCGAGACAGAGAGAGAAAAATTATGTGTGGAATCGCTGGCTTCAGTCTAAAGACTGATGAAGACATCAATGCTAGAAAACTGGGAAGTGCTTTACTAACCCAGATAGTTACCCGTGGTGCTCATGCTACTGGTATGGCTTTCGTAACTGGCAAACCAGAGAAGCGTATTATCAAGAACTACAAATCCAATGTAAACGCTTTCAAGTTTGTTGAGCAATACATAAACAAGTTGCCTGTTGATTCTAAGACAGGAATCTTTCATACACGTTACGCTACGCTTGGTTCGCCTTTGATTAACTTAAACAATCACCCAATCAGAGTCGGTAGTGTTGTAGGTGTACACAATGGTCACGTAAGTAATCATCAAGAGTTGTTTTCTAAGTACACGTCTTTTGCTCGCAAGGCTCAAGTTGACAGTGAGGCAATCTTCTCAATGTTGGCTTCGTACAAAGCGTCAGAGAGTAAACCAACTGACTTGCTAGGACTTGTACAAGGTGGTGCTGCGGTGGCTTGGTTAGATACCAGAACTGGTGTTGACTTACATCTAGCCCGTTGTTGTTCAAGTCCATTAGCCGTAGGTCAGACTGCCGAAGGTTCTTTCATCTTTGCATCTACTCAAGTTCTGCTCGGCAGGGCTGTCAAAGACGCTGGGGTCAAGTTGGACTGGATAGAGGAGATACCAGAATGGTCGTACATCAAAGTTCGTCGTGGACGTTTGGTTGAGTACACAGACATAGTTCGCTATGAGAGTGACAGTGTGTTGTCTGAGGAAGATACGCTCGCGCTAGAACTTGCTGGGGCTGACCACGGTGATGAACTTGAAGAGAGCAACTGGCGCAGTGTTGATATGTGGACAGACGGCTGGTCAAAGTAATCCACTAGACCAGTCAAGAAAGGAATCTGATGTAATGTTCCGTCCTATGTGGAAAGTAAAATGGAAAAGTGGTGGTAGCACCTCGGCTAAAACTGCTGAGGGGTTACTGACCGAGATTGGTGAGTTCCAGTGGAATGACTTTACTGCACGTGCCTTGCGTGTAGAACTTTCATGGCGTGCTTGGGTTTGGTCTCGTACTGACGTTAATGAAGAACTACCAGCCCCAGAGTTTATACGTGCGCTCGCTGACGCTGACTTGTTTGATTTAGAAGAAGCGACTGATGAGAAAGATTCTGTAAAGTGAACGTAAAGATTAGTGGTACTACTGTAGTACCAGTTGGGGACGTAGAGCCGTATCCGCAAAACCCTCGACGTGGTGATGTAGATGCTATTGCTGATTCCTTGTTAGCGCATGGTCAATACAAACCAATTGTGGTTGACCGTAAAACTAATTACATTCTTGCTGGCTCGCATACGTGGCAAGCAATCAAAAGATTAAAGTGGTCGTCCGTTAATGTTACGTATGTGGACGTAGATGAAGAAACCGCCAAGCGTATTGTGCTTGCAGATAACCGAACGAGTGATTTGGCTTCGTATGATGATTCAGCCTTACTAGCATTGTTAGAATCTTTGCCCGACCTAGATGGGACAGGATTTGACGGGGGGTACTTAGACCACCTTCGGGGTCAGATTGATGGCTTAGAAACGTCCCTAGAGGGTTTAATCGGAGCAGGGATAGACGGAGCAGTACCAGAGACACCCATAAGCGAGGAAGTGTTGTTCAAGGTAGGTCAGTATCGTTGGAATGTTTTGAAAGACCCTTATGATGTTTGGTATTCACATCATCTTGACATGGCTGAAGGTCGTAATGGAGTCGCAATTACTACGTTGAGAGCGCAGTTGGGTATGCCTGAACTTATTAAAGAGCGTAAAGAGGAAAGCAATACTCGTCAAGTGTCAATGTCAGATGTGAATGTTACTGTTGTTGCAATTGACAAACTAATACCGTTGTCAGGTAACGCACGCGAGGGTGATGTAGGTGCAATTGCTGAGAGTCTCAAAGCGAATGGTCAGTTTCGTCCGTTAGTTGTACGCATGGACGGCACTGTACTGATTGGTAACCACACATTATTTGCCGCACGCTCGTTGGGTTGGACGGAATTGGCGGTTGTGTATCTTGATGTCAATGATGAACAAGCGACAAAGATAGTTCTAGCAGATAATAGAACTGCTGATTTGGCTACGTATGATAGTTCTATACTTTCTAACTTACTAATGTCAATAAAGAAATGGGACGGCACTGGATTTGATGCCGAAGATGTCCAAGACATAGTAAGTGGCGGTGCTGTGCGTCCTGGTCATAATAGGTCAGGCAAGGTGGTTGTAAATCTTGGTGCTTTCCGCTTCCGTGTTGACCGTTTGTCTTGGAATGTATTTGAAGAAGGATTACCTCGTCAGAATAAAGAACAAGAACTAGCATTAAGACTAGGATTGCCAATAGACGCTTGCGTATTCGCTGGGGAAGGATTCTAAATGACCGCAAAGAAACCATCATCAACTAACATGGACGTTGAGTCAGTTCCGCTTGCAGATTTAATTTTAGACCAACGTAATGCTCGTAAAGGTAATGTTGCCGCAATAGTAGAATCAATAAAAGAGTTTGGTCAGCACAGACCGATTGTTGTTCAACGTTCAACTAAAAAAATAATTGCTGGCAATCACTTGTACAAAGCCGCTCAAACATTAGGCTGGACACACATTGATGTTGCTTGGGTAGATGATGATGACGCAACAGCCCAGAGAAGAAGTCTTGCCGATAATGCTTCTGGCGATTTGGCAAAGTGGGACGAAGTCATGTTGGCTGAATTGTTACAAGAAGTTGGTCCTGTTCCTGGTTATGACCAAGACGCTATTGACAAACTGCTTGCAAAGATTGACAAGCCTGATAAAGAGATAGACCCAATCTTTCCAATAGTTGCTCGTCCTTCAGAGAAATATGATTATGTTCTTGTTATTGCTTTGAATGAAACAGATGCCGCGTACATGAGAACAAAGTTTGATTTGCGTATGGAGAAGTCATATAAGAAAGAAGTGATTGGTACGTCGCATGTCGTAACTATTGAAAGGTTAAAATCGTTATGGGGGAAGTAGCCATAGTCATTCCAACTCATGGTCGTGCTGGAAGCGTAACAACGTTCAAGGTTTTTCCAATGGCGATATTGTGCGTAGCAGAATCTCAAGAGAAGTTATATCGGGAAGCGTATCCAGATAAAGAAGTTGTCGTTCACCCAGACAGTGTTAAAGGATTAGCGTCAAAGCGTCAATGGATTTATGACCACTGGGGTGATGTATTCCAAGTAGATGATGACATCACTGCTATGACAGATTTATCTGTTGCTGCTGGTGAAACATATAAGATGACACCTGAAAGAGCGTTTGCTGTTGTGCAAAGAACAGCAGATACCGCTCGTCAGATGGGTGTATATCTGTGGGGATTTGCTCCGTGGGAAGACCCTGCTATGTGTTCGCCAATGAGACCATTTCGTATGACGGGTTTTGTAAATGGTCACGGGTTAGGTCTACTCAAGGGGGCAAAGTTTTTCTGGCGTCCAGACATGTACGTAAATAACGACATGTGGATAGCGTTGCTAAACATGTATCACCACCGTATGGTCTTCGTTGACCAACGTTTCGGCTTACACCATAAAGCGACATTCCATAACACGGGGGGGCTTGCTCACTGGCGAACACATGATGAACTTGAACGTTCATTTAACATCTTGAAAGAACATTTTGGGGACGCTGTAAGTGCTAAAAAGGGTAACGCTAGAGCAGGTATCACGCACAAGTGGCAACCGATTATTAACACACAAATCTTTCGTTGAAACACTTGTTAAATCCACAAACCTAACTAGGGTTATGGCATGATTCCTCTACCAACTACAGAGAGGAACAGAATGTCTGTTCAGAAAATACCGCCAACAATCAGAGGCTATTCATTCAATGAGGTGTCGTCTGCTTTCCAAAAATCAATTAGGCGTGGCTGGGAAGAAGATTCATTGTATTGGGCTGCGGAGTTAGATAGAAGTGGTTATGGTGAGTACGTTTGGAAGCGTATTCGTATTATTACTTCAGAGGACATAGGACTTGCTGACCCATACTTACCAGCCACTATCCGTGCGCTCTACGAGAATTGGCTTCAAGAAAAGAAAAAGAAAGATGAGCGTTTATTCCCAGAGCGTATGTACATGGTTCACGCAATACTGCTTTTAGTCAGAGCCAAGAAGTCACGTATCTGTGACCATTCAAAGATGTGGGCTTGGTCTGACCACATTCCTTACAAAGAGATTCCAGATGTTGCTCTTGACAAGCACACGTATGCAGGAAAGAAAATGGGTAGAGGGTTTGACCATTTCTTTGACGAGGGAATGTATTTAGAAAACGCTGACCCTAATCTTCCCGACGAGTATCAAGAAAAAGCACGTGCTGTCCGTACAGGTAAATTAGGAGAGCCAGTAAATCCTCCACGTCCCCGTGCGTCACTTCAGGCAGAAGGTATGCTTGATGAAGACACACTAGAACTAGGGTGAGTGGCGTCATGGCTATAATCTCAAAAAACATAAAGAAGATAACTGGTCGTGGGCGTCCAACTTTTTATGCTGAGATTGTTTTGAATGACAAAGGCATGGAGTTACTCAATGACGCTTGGGCTAAAAACCGTAAGGGTTATTTTGTTGTTGTCACTTACTGGCATCAAATCCACGACCCTCATTCCACACCGAAGAAAGTTCTAACACTTGCTGAGTGTGTTATCTGTCCGATTACGCTTCAAGTGCTTAAAGACATAGAAGGCTTCAGTGGTAAAGAGGTTGTATTTAACATACGTCGTGTTGACCTAGAAGGTTATGACGGTTGGGACAAGTTTGATTATGAGTGAAACTAAACCCCAGCCCCCTAAGAAGTTACGATACGGAAAAGCAACTGTAACTGTCTGGTTCAGGTATGACGACACAAAGAACCCCAATGTAAAAGACTGGTTTGACGGAATAGTTGACGTTGTAGACGACCTTGATAATGTTGAGGAAGTAACAGTTCGTAAGTTAGAATCCTACAATGTAGAACTAGATTTATGGGAGAAAGTTGATAAGAAGTGACTCAAGTTTGGTGTTCGTACTCTGCGTTCGCGACAGATTACTCTCTGTATCTGTCAATGTCCCCTGAGTGCGCTCGCCAATTGACATAGTGAACCAGCGTAAGGAGTCAGGCGACCCGACTCTGAGATGCAGGTAGTTTATGTCGCACCTGAGCAAGTGTAAAAACTGCTCACCTAACTACAGAAAGGAATTACCGTGGGTGAAATGTTCATAAGTGTAGGTGAGAAATTAGATATATGTGACTACTGTAATCAGCAGGGTTCTGTCAGTGGTGGTGAATACACTAGGGACAGTTATGGCGAGATTATGATTTTTAAGTGCTTCAATTGTTTAGTAAAAGAAGGCAGACGTAGGTGACATTTTAGAGATTTGAGACTACTGTATACTCAACCTACTAAACAAAATCAGGAGCAATACAATGTCAGAAGAAATCCGTAATCGTGCTCAACGTGCTCGTAATGTCGCACTTACTCGTCTAAGCAAGTTACACGTAGAAGATTATCGTCGTTTGTATAAGGAAGAAGCGACTGCTCTTGGTATCAAGGTTCACCCAGACAAAGGCGAGAGAATTGCTCGTCTTCAAGCAGAAGTAGAGCGTTTGAGCACTGAGTAAGTAAGTTTGCTGTAACATAATCACATAATGAAAACAAAATTAAGCCCAGAGTTACAGGCATTGGTTGTAGAAGCGTTAAACAGTGGTAACTACATAGAGACTGCTGCTGCTTATGCTGGTATCCATGAGGCAACAATCTATCGGTGGTTAGAGCGTGGACGTATTGAACGTGCTCGTTTATCTGATGATGAAGATGCTGAACATGACCCAGAGGAAACTCCATACCGCGAGTTCTGCGAGGCAGTAGAAAAGACCAGAGCAAATGCTGAAGTTCGTTCGCTTGCGTTAATTCAGAAAGCCGCTATGGACGGAACTTGGCAAGCGTCTGCTTGGTATCTTGAACGTTCGTATCCTCGTAAGTGGGGTCGTTTTGAGAGGCAAGAGATAACAGGGGCTAATGGTTCACCATTGTCTGTGGTTGTAAGTGTTGATGAACTTGAAAGTAAGTTAAATCAGGTTATTGCTATTCGTGATAAAGATAAACCAAAAGAAATCAAGCCTGTGAAAAAAATTGCCGCAAAGAAAAAAACTGCTGCTAAGTCAAAGCCTAAACCCAGTTAGGAGCGTTAGTGACTGCCGCTAACCCTGTATTGCGTCTTCTCAGTATGCCGCGTGAAGAAAGATTAAAAATCTATCCTTCACTCAATCCTCAAGAGCGTTATGCCCTTAAGAATCTGCTTGACAATGAAATCAGTAATCCGTGGCTTCGTTTTGAAGATGACCCAGTTGGTTTTGTAACTCTTGGCTTAAAAGAGAACGTATGGTCAAAGCAAAAAGAAATCCTAGAGAGTGTACGTGATAATAAACGTACTGCTGTTCCTGCTTGTCACGCTCCTGGAAAATCTCACATAGCGGCTCGTATTGTTGCTTGGTGGATTTCAGTTCACCCAGTAGGCACGGCTCAAGTTGTAACTACCGCAACCACGTTCCGTCAGGTGCGTAACATTCTTTGGCAACAGATTCGCAGAGTCCATGAAAGACATCATCTTGCTGGTGAGGTATTTACCGTAGAGTGGAAAATAGATAACAACATTGTTGGTTACGGTTTTGGTGGTGGAACAAGTGATGAATCTGTAGTTCAGGGTATTCACGCTCCTCACTTACTTGTAATAGTTGACGAGGCAGGTGGTATCAATGAGACGTTGGGTAAATCTTTAGAGGCACTTATGACTGGTGGTCATACAAGGTTGTTGTTATTAGGTAACCCACCTACAGACCAAGAAGGTTCGTTTTTTGAAAGAGCATGTCATTCAGATTTGTATAATGTAATTCCAATTTCCGCTTTCAGTACACCTAACTTCACTGGTGAAGAGGCTGGCTTCTGTTCATCTTGTCCACCTTCTGTAGCGCAACACCCAGTGACAGACCACCTAGTAGATAAGACTTGGGTAGATGACGTTATTTCAGAGTTCGGTGAAGATTCTGCTTTCGTAGAGGCTCGTGTCCATGCTCGTTTTCCAACTAGCACTACAAACAAAGTGATTCCGTTGTCATGGGCTGAAATGTCAATGGAGAACGAAGATGTTTTGGGTGGTGAAGCAATCAGTATCGGTGTAGATATAGCGTCAGACGGTGGTGATGAGTTTGCTATCGCTTGGGCTGACGGTGGCAGGTGCTCGTTGCGTCATAACAGTTCTGGTGCTGCTAACGCTAATGCTGTAGATGTTGCAGGTGTAGTGTTACAACAAATTAAATCTGCTGAGGCGTTACACCGCGAGCGCGGAGTGACCAGCCGTGTCCGAGTGAAGATTGACGTTATTGGTGTTGGTTGGGGCGTAAGGTCAGTGCTTGACCGTTGGCGAGATGAGGGGCGTCATAACTCCGAGATAATTCCTGTTAGTGTTGGTGAACGTGCTGGTGATGCTGCAAAGTTTGGAAACCAGCGTGCCGAGATGTGGTGGAACGCTCGTTCGTTGTTACAACCTCAGCGTACTGAAAATGGTGTACGTCAGGAGATTCGTCTTGACTTAGACCGTAAGACCTTAGCGCAGTTGTCAGCACCGACGTATAAATCAGATTCAAGTGGTCGTATTGTCATTGAGAAAAAACTAGAGATGAAACGGCGTGGTCTGACTTCACCCGATAGAGCAGAGTCAGTGTTGTTAGCCTTGTACACCCCACCGAAGTACAGAAACTCCACACCTATAGCCCCACTGTCCTTCACGCAATCTAACGCTTGGAAAACCTAGCGGTAACACCGAAGGAAGCAAAACGGGGGTCGTTCCTGTTAAACGTTCTTCTAGGGCTGTTAACGCCTCACGCCTCATAGGGTCACTTTAGGCTCATGGAGCATGGTGGAGATTGGCGTCACATTTTACGAGACACGCCCATTGACGGCTAGACAGACGAAAAGCGTTGGTGGCAAAGTTTCATTTGTAAGGGAAACCCACAAACCCCCCTTACGAGAGGAAACAAAATGACCGTTCAAACAGTCTGTGACCATAACTGGTCAAAAGATTCTGTAACTCCAGCGTTCGTGCTTTACCACTGTGACAACTGCGACGCTTCATTCCTAGAGAATGAGAAGGTGCGCTGATGTTTCAGATTGAGAAGATTGAGGTACGTCGCTCACCTAGCCCACGTCGTGGTGAAGGTAAGTGGAATCAAGTTGGTGGCGCAAGTGGCAAGTCAGTAATTTATGTCCACATAGAAGGTGAAGGTGTTGCTGAGCAACTCATTTACCGTCGTAGCCGTCCAAGCAAGATTTACCGTGATGTTGTAAATCAAGTTCGCGCTGAGATTGAGAACTCTGAATACCGCACGCCTTCGTCAATCAGTCCCTACAGTGGCGAGGAACAGGGCAATCATCTAATGCAACCTGCTGACCTTTCTGATTTTGTCTGGAAACAAACTGCTGGTTGTTCTTGTGGTTGTTCCCCAGCCTTCGTTGTTAACTCTGACCGAGGTAAAACTATCTGGATAACCGTAAGCGGAATTGTAAATCCAGTTGACGAGGTTGTTCAAGACCGTGCTAATCAATTTGGATTGGTGGTTGCGTAATGGCTAATAAGACATACAAGTGCTTGGCGTGTGAGGCACTATCCAATGAAGCGTTCAATGACCCGTACTTCAGAGAGCGTTTTGGGAAAGTCTGCATCTGGTGTGCTGACCTGACAATTGATACCACTCGGTATCTCGGAATGAGCCGTATGGCTGATGCAGAGATGGGAGACCTGTAATGAATCATGTTGTTGATTTCAGTCCAGTTCAAGCAAGATTAGAAACCGCAAAGGCGATTGCTTGGGACGGTTGCCACAAGATTTATGTCGTAATGGACGACGTAGAACTAGGAAAGATGATTGGTTATGGTTATGAACCAATAACTAAAGACCAGAAAGATGCCGAACAAATGTTCGCCACCATCTTGGAATGGTTTGCCGATTCTTGCGACCTAGTCTTTATAGACGCTGTGTCTACAAATAAGGAAAATCCCAATGCTGGTTTTGAAACGTTGATTGGGCAGTTTTTTGGGGAGGACGAATAATGACTCAATTCCAAAAAGAGCAACGAGCCGCTGTTCTTAACGCCTCTGACTTGTTAAGGCACAATCAGTCCAGTCTTGGCGAGCAGGGTGAGTGGTATGTCGCCCTACTGTTGAGAATTATTGGCGAACACCCAACGTTGATGGACTCAACTGTTGCTGCTGATGAGAACCTCCAGAACTGTGTCAATGAACTCGTTGACTTAATTGTTGTAAGGGATTTATCTGGTAATGTAAGTGCTAACTCAACCACTATGAGAGGAAACTGAAATGGGATATACGCACTACTGGAATCAAGTTCAAGAAGTTGATTCTGCAAAGTTCGCGTCGTTTACAAAAGATGCCGCGTTGATAATCAAGACAGCAGATGACGCTGGAATACCGATTGGTAATTCTGGTGGTCAAGGTTTGCCGGAAGTAACAGATTCGGTAATTGCTCTGAATGGCTTTGCACAATATGGCTACGAGTCATTTGTTTTAGAACTTGGTGAAGCCTCATCATTTTGTAAAACTGGTCAGCGTCCTTATGACGCTGTAGTCACAGCCATTCTTATCGCTCTCAAGCGTGGACTTGGTGAAGCGTTCACAGTCAAGTCAGATGGTAATTGGTCTGACTGGATTGAAGGCAGGAATCTCTATGCCGAGACTTTTGGCGTAGAGGCTGAAGAGAGCGAGGTGTTCTGATGTGTGAAGAAGTCAAAGAGCGTAGAACTTTATGGTCTGACATTGACCGCCTGATTGCAAGCCGAGGCTTTCTGTTCTGTCTTGGTTTTGTTTACTGTTACATCTTTGTTCTCAACGGTTGGTTGGTAATCAAATGACTGACAGCATAAAAGACAAACCAAAGTTGCCCGACTTCCATGAGTACGTAGACCGTATGAAGCAAGAATTGTCTGAAGAATTACTGCCTGAGTTAGTTCCATACTTAGAGCAGGGTTCAATGGGCGAGCAACTACGTCACCCGTTGTTGTATCAAGTGCCGTTAATTAACAATGGTGGCGCAAACCGTTTATTCAAGTTCAAACAAGAGTCTGTAGAGAAAGCCCTCGCTGAAGGTTTGTGGCGTCAGTACGTGTGGCTACATGAAAGACCTTACAGACTTGACGCATTTGTAGAGATTGTTGACAAGTTATCTGACCGTCAGTATTGGGAATTGTTGTCAGCCATTTGGACAGATACAGAAAACTCTTGGCAGAATCTCAACGTGTGGAGAGAACTGTTCAAGTCAGAAAGAGAACACAAACGATTTATGATGGACGAACTCAGTTATCATGTTTACAAACAAATGCCTGAGAAGGTAACCGTTTGGCGAGGTTGTCAAAGAGGAGTCAATGAGATTGGTTTGTCTTGGACTTTTGACAAAGACAAGGCAAAGTTCTTTGCTAAGCGTCTTGATAAACCTAATCCAATTGTTATCCAATTGACTGTAGATAAAGAAAAAGTTGTTGCTGTTTTCTTAGACCGTAATGAACAAGAAGTGATTATCACTGACTATTCAGTTATAGATACTTGGTGGGACGTATGACAAAGCCGACTTGGGATAAGTTCCAGCCAGCCTTTGCCTTGCGTAATGGTGTTCATATTGACTTAGAAGAACATACGTCGCTTTGGCGTAACAAGTTTTACACGGTTGAAAAGAAATTGTTACAACCAGAACTTGGTGAAGCAGGTGCTATGTGGTTGTCCGTCAAACATAATGACCGCAGAGCGATTCGTGATTGGCGTCATTTACAAAGAATCAAGAATGAACTTGCTGGTGTAGAGCGAGAAGGCATTGACATCTTTCCGCCTGAAAGCCAACTTGTTGATACTGCCAATCAGTATCACATCTGGGTGTTGCCTGAAGGTCAGAGCACACCATTCACTTGGCGACAGGGACGTTTGGTTGCCGACAACAGTGACGACCCAGCACTTCTGAAGTTGATTGAAGCCGCTGGTTTTACAAAAGAGGACGTTGCAAAGGCTGTACAAAGACCGTATGAAGGGAGTGACAATGAAAGTAATAACAGCAGAAGTTGATGATGTATGGTTTCAGATTCTTGGACAAATAACTCGTCACCAAGAAGGTTTTGTTTGGATTGCCGTAGCAGATGCAACTGATGTACCACTCAACATATAAAAAGCGACACGCACCTAACCCCTATTGGCTGGCAACCTAATCTGGGTTATCCTGTAATTCCCAGAAAGGGGAACTAGATGACTCTTGTAAATGTAAGTGTTGTCGTTAAAGACCAGTATGCCGACCCGTCAAGTGATGTTGGCTTAACAGTAAACGGTTATCTCGGTCTTGCTTCTGCCGTACAGTGGTATGGAGAACTTGGAAGCATTGAAGTAATTAAAGATAAGATTCCTACTGACTCATAAGCGGTGGGATTCGCAATAGAGGCGACGTAAGAGTTTCCTCGCTGGTTTCATCACCAGTGTCGTTCTTTATGTGGGCGTGGGTAGTTCCGCTACGTGCGAACACGGAACATCTATTTGCTGACCCCTGAAAGGAGTAACTTGGTTCTCTTTGGTTTAGAAATTAAGCGTGCTGAAAAACAGACAGAGCACATAAGTGTTAAGTGCTACCGTTGTGGAAAGAATTACACCATTGGTTTTGAAAATATGAGAGTGTATAACTACTGCTCAAGTTGTTAGTTACCTTTTGTAACCTTTTGTTACCTGGCGATTCAGGCTCAACTGTTTACCTGGTTTTCCCTTTTGTACATAACGTTTCGTTACCGTTGAAACACTCACTTACAAATCCGTAAAGTTGTCGGTAGAGTCACCTACACTAAATGTGAAAGGTGGTGCTAAATGAGCAACCAGAGAGATGATGTAGTTTTGCCGTACGCTGGCACATCAGGTCACAGTGGAAGTAGTACATCTGCTGAACGTGCTCGCAAGTTAGATAGTTCAGGAAAGACATCTGACTTTCAGCGTGGTGCTTTAACCATGATTGCCGAAGCAGAAGATTTTGGCGTAACTTGGCAAGAACTTAGCGAACGATTCAAAGTCCATCACGGAACTGCTAGTGGTGTACTTAGCGTGTTACACTTAGCAGGAAAGATAGAGAGACTCACCGCTACTAGGAACGGGTGTAAAATCTATGTCTCACCTGATTGGGTTTTTTTCCGCCCAACTGAGACTCCAAAAAACAAGCGACTAAAAACAAAGACGATAACCTCGTCTGTGTTTCAACTGCTTGGTAAGGAAGTGTTAGTGACTCAATACTCAGATGGTAAAACAACAATCGCTGTACGCGATTATCCAAGCGATACATGGTCACCGCCTATCGCTCCTTCATTTACTCAACAATCAATCGTTTGAAAGGATAGTAATTCAGTCGTATCTATGGCAATCTTGGAGTAACCCCCGTTATGGGAGTTACCACAAAAGAAAGGTAAACGTATGCGTTTAACCCCACGTGGAGAGTTTGTACTGATTAACTTTATTGCTTTGTCATTATTCGGGTTTGCTCAGATAACCATGAAAGAGCCTTCTGCTGTTGCAGATGACAGAGTCAGAGCGCAAGTAGTTCAAGAAGTTGTCCTACAGAATTGGCAACCTGAAGATTCAAAAGATTATGCTCGTAAATTACTAAGTGATTACGGCTGGAGCAGTAATCAGTATCTATGCCTTGAGCAATTGTGGACAAAAGAAAGCAATTGGCGTCATAAGGCTTTGTCAAAGATTCCTATAAAAGTAGGTGACAAAATTGTATTTGCTGGCGGTATTCCGCAAATCTTAGGACTTGACCCAGAGACTCCACCCAAAGAGCAGGTGCGTCGTGGGCTTGACTATATTCAGCACCGTTATCTCAATCCTTGTGACGCTTGGACATTCTGGCAACGTCAGGCTGGAGCAGACATGGTTGGGGGGTGGTATTAGTGTTTTGGAAAAAACTAAGACGATTTCGTAAACAGAAAAAAGAAATCCAACAGTGGCGTAACTTCGTTACAACGTATGAACGCCTTGTCAAAGGTCGCTACTAAGAGAAAAGACTAAGATGGATAACTATGCTGTAAGAGAACCACACCGTTGTTCTAAGTGTGGTCAGTGGCTATTGGGAGAGCAGGTCTGTAGCGTCTGTGAAATCCTTTCAAAAGTGCATGACTCTGTCAGTCGTAGGCGTTAATGTAAGACCCCCACATACACCCAAAGGAGAAACATGTCAGCGCAAATCACGTTAATAGGAAATCTCACGGCAGACCCCGAACTAAAGTTCCTGCCTTCTGGGAAAGCACTATGTACCGTCAATGTTGTAACAAGTAAAAAAAAGAACGTAAATGGTGTTTGGGAAGAATCCGACACTACGTTTTGGAAAGTAACCGTCTGGGACAGGGCTGCTGAACACGTAGCCGACTCAGTGCAGAAAGGCGACTCAGTAATTATTGTAGGTACTGCTGCTGAGCGTTCTTGGGAAGGACGTGACGGACAGAAGCGTACGTCTGTAGAAGTCACAGCCCAGAAGTTTGCTGTGGAGTTAGGGCGAGCGCCTGTAAAGATTCAGAAAGGCTTAGGTAGTGGTTTGCCTCGCAATAAACCAGAGCAAGCGTTCCCTGTTGATTCTTGGTCGAGTAACCCCGACCCGAAAGAGGACTTTCCTTTCTAGGCTTATCCGTAGAGCCTAAGCATGAAGGCACAGGAAGCCGTAAGAGGCACTTTCGTAGGTCGGGTAATACCTTTACCTACCCCGAAGGCTCAAAGGCTGATAAACGCTTCCAGAGACCGCAACGCCTCATGAAACACACCCACAGACCTGCTGGCTTTACACCTAACCCCAGTTACGGCAGAATGGGTGAAGTCACTCATAGAGAGGAGCAATCCGAGATGACTTTAGAAAACACAAACCCTTCAAAGGTGTTTGACTCTGTAGACGCTTTAGAGACATTTTCCCTGATGTCCGAGAAGGTCAGAGAGATGTTGAGAGATGACGCAAGAGCGACACTTCTCATCAAAGACCCAACGGCGACTTACATAGACAATGAAATGATAAATGTAATTGCCGTAACACTTATCCAACACGGTTGGTCACTTGACAACCGTTTTACCTTCTCAAGCAACGAGGTGACTGCATGAAAGTCAAAGTCCAGAATGAAGATGAGAAAACTGGTTACGTATCTGTAAAAAAGTTTGCTAATCAGCCCAATCACTTCAAATACAAATTGACGTTCGCAACTGTAATGGCAAGTCAGAGCAGTGAGAATGTTGCTCGTTATGGCTTTGTATTAGCAGAGTCAGAGCAAGATGCTGTACGTCAGGTCACCCGTATTGTTCATAACTGTACGCAAGGTCAAGAAGGATATGAAAGCGAGCCATTCCGTAAATGGTGCTTTGACTTTATTGACTCTTTACGTGTTCAGTTCCCAGCCGTCCCATTAGAAAGGGTGTGACATGTCCGTATTTGCCGTAAATGTAACGCTTACCTATCGTGTTGAAGGACAGGATACTGAGCAAGCAATTGAAAAGGCTTTAGATTTATTACGTTCTGACTTACAAAACAAAAGTGTAAGTGCTGGTGACTTCGCTATTCAGGCAGAGGTTCTCCCCAAGTTCTTGCTTGAAACTGGTGCTCTATGAAGCCACAAAAGTTTGTGACATTCCATTCAGACGGAACAAAGTCTTTCGGTGAGTTCACTTCTGATAACTGGTTAAAACTATTTCAAAAGATTGTCAGTGGTTTAGTTGAACCAATTTATCTAAACAAGAAAGGCTTGATTGCTTGGGGCAACGAAGAAGCCCGTTTGCTAAGTCACGTCAACTCTGAAGGTAAGACCGTAGAAGGTCTGCCGTTTAATTCATTAGTCACGTCGCTTGTTTCTGACAATCACTACCCAGTGCCTTGTATAGATATTCTTGGTGATGTGGCGTTTACTTCCACTAAAATGACTAGCGCAGGTAATACGCTTGGTCTAACAGATGAGCAGTTTGAGTTCCTAATGTCCTACGACAAACATTCAACTGACAGTGGCAACAGGGATTCTCACATTGTGGTGATGTCTGTAGAGTAGTTTGAATGACTCGCTAAGGGGGCAGAGAAATCTGCCCCTTTAGTTTTGATTGTTGCTTTACGCTCAGATTGCCCTTACTCTTTCAGTGTGCTGACTTGCCTACTGAATCGTTGACCTTGAAACAACCCTCATATCCAGAGTTTGATGGTTCGCAAACTTGCTCTCAGGTTGACCCGACCATTTGGTTTCCAAGTCCACAAAATCAATCTGGTTCACTTGCAAAAAAACTTTGTAACAGTTGTCCGTGGATTCAAGAGTGTCTTGTGTATGCAATTGCGGTAGATGTTCAAGGCATTTGGGGTGGCTCAACAGAGAAAGACCGTGTTCGTTACCGTCGTTTACACAAAATCAAGGCAGTGCCTTTGTATGATGAAGCGTCCTTATTTGGTAAATCTAATTATTAAAAAGGTAAGTAACTTGGTTTGTCTTAAACCCCAACCGAGCGTTGTAAGCGATACACTGTTGTGACCAGAGGAGAGACTATGTCCGAACAAAATCCAGAGAATGACTTTGCTCCTTCGCCGCTATCTGTACTAGAAGAAAGTGCTGCTCATCTGAACGAGATGTACAATGCTTTGGTTGGTTCTGGCTTTACTGAGGAACAGTCACTACATTTGGTGGCTGAGATAATGAAGTTTGGTACTACCTCTGACGAGAAGGATTACTAACGCATGGCTGACAAATTAGACTTATCTGAAATTGGTACAACAGGTTTACGTCGTACTGGCGGAACTGTATTTGAAGAGTTCCTCACCGCACTCCGTGGACGTCGCGGAGCAAAAGTTTATCGTGAGATGTCTGAGAATGACCCAGTTGTAGGTTCAATCCTTTACGCTATAGAAAAAATTATTCTTCGTCTCGACTGGTATGTTGCCCCAGCAACAGATGATGAGGCTGACCGTATCAACGCCGAGTTCATTGAAAGTGCTTTGTATGATATGTCTGACTCTTGGGATAACACTCTCTCAGAGATTTTGTCAATGCTTGTTTATGGTTACTCATTCTTAGAGATTGTCTATAAACAACGTGGTGGAGATTCAGATGACGCTAAAAGTAAATCAAACTTTGAAGATGGAAAAATAGGTTGGCGTAAGTGGGCGATACGTGCTCAAGAAACTCATAACAATTGGTTGTTTGATGTTGACGGTGGTATTCAAGGATTTGAACAGGTTGACCCATACGGTGCTGGTATTCACCGTATTCCAATTGACAAGGCTTTGTTATTTCGTACAAGTACCGCAAAAAATAATCCAGAAGGTAAGTCTTTACTACGTACCGCTTATCGTCCGTGGTACTTCAAACACCGCTTAGAAGAAATTGAAGCGATTGGTGTAGAGCGTGACTTAGCAGGTTTGCCAGTTGCTTATGTACCACCAGAGTATCTATCAAGTAATGCTACTGCTGAACAGGCTGCCGTTCTTGCTTCAATCACTGCCATTGTTCAGAATGTAAAACGTAATGAACAAGAAGGAATTGTTTTTCCTCAAATGTATGACGAGCAAGGTCACAAACTATTTGACATGACATTGTTATCTACTGGTGGTTCACGTCAGTTTGATACAGACAAGATTATTTCTCGTTATGACCAACGTATTGCTATGTCAGTATTGTCTGACTTCATTCTTTTAGGTCACGAACGTGTTGGCTCATTTGCACTTGGTTCATCAAAGATAGACCTATGGACAATGGCTGTAGACGCTATTTGTAAATCAATTGCCGAGACAATTAACTACCACGCTATTCCAAGATTGTTAAAACTCAATGGCATGAAAACTGGTAACACTCCTCAATTGAAGTACAGTGAAGTCTCACATGTTGAATTAACTGAGATTGCCGATTATGTATCTAAGTTGACTGCTGCTGGTGCTATCACTCCAAACGAAGAAACAGAAAACTACCTTCGTGGGCTTGCTGGTTTACCTGTAGCAGAGGCAACTGAGTAATGCCGTTTGTAAGAAAAGTCAGACGTCAGCCAAATAATCCTTTATTACCAAGTAATCGGTTAACCGCAAATGAACGGCGTGTAATACAAACTTACCTAGATGCTTTCCGTAATGTTCGTGGTTCAACTATTAACAGAGAAACCTTTGCTTTGATTATGGAACAGGTCGCTGCTGGTAATCCTTTGTCTGCTGCCTCTATAGTGCCGTGGGGAAGATTTGCTCAAGACCTGCAACCATTTGTAGACGTAATGACTTCTCAAGTTGTTATTTCAGCCAATCAGAGTTTGGCAAGTTTGCCAAGCCGACTAAAAATAGATTACACATTTAACTTGACTGACCCACGTGCAATTGCTTGGGCGCAAACAAGAGCAGGTAAATCAATTCTTGGTATTAGTGAAGAATCACGTCAGGCTGTTGCTCGTATTATCTCTGACGGTTTGAAGTCAAAGTTAGATATGGAACAGATGGCTTCTCGTATTGAATCAATTGTTGGCTTAGACCAGAGACAGGCTAAATCATTAGACCGTTTTTATGCTGAGAACTTAGAACGTTTAATGGACGAAGGCGATACATTTGCCGAAGCCACGCAAGAAGTAAGAGAAAGAATTAAACCTCTGTATGACCGCATGATTCGTTATCGTGGAACACGTATCGCAAGAACAGAGATGGTCGCTGCTGCTAATCAAGGCAGAGTTCTATCTTGGTTTGAACTTGAAACACAAGGTTTGATGCCGCCTGAATCTCAACGTATTTGGATAACAGCATTAGACGAACGTACTTGTCCAGTGTGTGCGCCAAAACACCGCATGACAACTGCTTGGGATACAGAGTTTGAGTTTGACTCTCCACCTATTCACCCACATTGTCGTTGTAGCATTGAACTACTACCTGGCAAGCCGTCAGCCCGTATTGCTGCTGCGTAAGTCATAATAAGAGATTAGACAGGAGACCGTATGCCGTATGAAATAAGCAGTAATGCTGAAGGCTGTGACGGTTATGCTGTAATCAAGCCAGACACAGGTGAGGTTGTTGCCTGTCATTCATCAAAGGCTGAATCTGTAAGACACATGCGTGCTCTGTATACCAACGTACCTGACGCAGTTGCTAAGTCTAATAACTTACAAAAGTTACATGATGATTTACATAACAGATATGCAGAACCAATCAATGATGATGTTGTACTTGCTCATCACTTCATAACTGCTGAGATGGTAAAGCGTGGAATAAATCATGGTCACGACAACTCTGGTTGGGGTGCTTTGTCTGTAGTCATGCCGTGGAGCACCTTTGTAACTGGTATTGACCTTGATGAACTTGAATTAACAAAGTCAGAGACAGTAGACGTGTGGGCTGAAAAGTGGGAACTAACTGGTGATGAAATAGAAATCAGTTCTAGTTTCGGTGTGAATGGTGAAGAACTTTTAATTCGTCAAAGCGTTGAAGACCTCAACAAAGTAGCAGAGGAGACAACTTGGACGCCGACTAATGCTGTAGCCGCAGAAGCCAAGCGTGCTCTTGGTTGGATTCGTGAAGGTAAACAGGGAGATGGTTTTACTGCCGTAGGTCGCGCTCGCGCTGCTCAATTAGCCGCTCAGCGTCCTGTCTCTTTAAGAACATTACAGCGCATGGTTTCTTTCTTGAATCGTCATAAGAACGATAGAAAGGCAGATGGTTTCTTTGCTGAAAGTAAAAAGTTTCCGTCACCTGGTCGTGTAGCGTGGGACGCATGGGGTGGAGATGCTGGAAAAGCATGGGCAGAAAAAATTATTGCTGGTGTAGCAAACAAATCTGTTGATGAAGATTCATTTAACGTAACATCTTATGATGCTGTATTAAAGCAAGATGAAAAGCGTTTTACACTAGCACCGTTGTACGTACCTAATAAACTTGACGCTCACAATGAATGGACAGACCCAGAGGAATTACAAAATGCTGTGTGGGAGTATGTAAAGTCTGGAGATAGAACTATTCACCTTCAACACAATAAAAACATTGTTGCTGGTGAGTGGCTAGAACTAATGACGTTTCCGTATTCTTTATCCATACCAGTAACAAAGGCTAATGGGAGTGCCAGTAAAGTTGAGTTCCCTGCAAACACAGTGTTCATGGGTGTTCAGTGGTCTGACTGGGCTTGGAAGTTAGTTAAGCAAGGTAAACTCCGTGGTTATTCAATTGGTGGCAAAGCCAAGCGTATTGAGGCTGACATAGAAAAAGATAATGATGACGACTTCATATCAACAAGCGAACTTGAAGTAGAGAACAGTGAACCAACTGTAAGTGATGTTCACGTTGACACAATAATGAACCCTAAGCCTAAGAAAAAACTTAAAAAAGAAAAAGATATAAGTGTTGGTGATGTCGTTCTTTACGCTGTAAGGAAACCGCCAGCCGCAGCAACATACGCTACTGCTGTTGTTGAACGTATTGAAGATAGTGGCATAGTAACGTTGGACGGTACTAATGAAAAAGAGGAAGCAACGGAAGACGACCCCGTAGCAGTGTTACGTGTTTACGCCGAGACAGAATCAGGATTGCAAGAAACAAACCGTCGTGTAGTAAAACCTTTTAGTGAGTTGCGGTTGACAGATAAAAAAGTAGAAAAATCTACTGAAGATACGTTGCGTAACAAAGTCAAAGAACATAATGAAGAAGTTGGTGACGCTGCAAGTAAGAGAACTACCGTTGGTGCTTTGTTACAGGTTTATCGTCGTGGCGTAGGAGCGTATAAAACAAATCCATCTTCTGTTCGTCCTGGCGTAACGTCTGAAGCACAATGGGCGTTTGGCAGAGTAAATGGTTTCCTCCATGCTCTTAAAACTGGACGGTACAAGAGGTCACCTTTTGATACAGACCTGTTGCCAGAAAGTCACCCACTACACTCTAAAGGAGAGAAAAAATGACGGGTATATCTTTACACCACTATTCGGTTCAAAAGGCTGTTAACTGCCCTACAGCCACCCAGAACGTAGAAGAAAATCTGGCTAACAGAGAGCAAGCGATTGAGGCTGCGGCTTACGGCCCACTTAATCCAAAAGAACCTAATGATGACTTCTGGCAAAAGAAAGCCAAGCGTTGGAGTGTAACTACTGCTGAAGCCAAGAAATCTTTATGTGGTAATTGTGCTTTTTTCATACAGACCAAGCCAATGCTTGAGTGTATAAAAGAGGGTTTAGCAGGTGGTGACCCCAAAGAAGAAAATGCTTGGGATAGCGTTAGTGCTGGTGATTTAGGCTATTGTGAAGCGTTTGACTTCAAGTGTGCCGCTTCTCGTACTTGTGATGCCTGGGTTGTTGGCGGTCCAATCACAAAGACCGCATTTGTAAAGTCAGATGTAAAAGTAGGAGATATGGTGTCTTGGGCTTCGTCAAAAGGTAAAGTAGTTCGTATTGTTCGCTCAGGCGTATTGGACGTACCTAAGACCAGTTTCTCTATCAAAGCAAGTGCAGATGAACCTGCTGTTCTTATCCGCATTTACCGTAATGGTGAAGAGACAGAAACCCTCGTAGGACACAAAGCCTCAACATTGAGGATAATCTCTTGACCAATGGCTAAAGCCCGTGCTTGTCCCAATTGTGGGCTCTGGTACAAACCAAAGTTTGGTGGCGACGCAGAACAATGCTTCGGCTGCATCATTAAAAAAAAGATTATTGACGACAAAGAGTCAGAAAACTCCAAGAGTCCAAAACGTGATTGAGTGTCAAAGTATCTGTTTTACACGTAAGGCATGTTATTCTCTACACAACGCTTACTGTTGCTTTGTTGTAGTGTTGTTTACTGCACAAGCACTTATCGTTTAGGAGAGTTGAATGGCTAAAGCCCGTAAGATGGTTGGACTCAACATTGAGGAAACCAGTGGCGTTGACCACCCAGCACACCTGCACGAAGGTTGGTTAGTCATCAAATCAGAGAACTCTGGTGTAGACGACCTTCTGAGTGACCTTGTAAATGAGAATGAACAATCAGGAACAATCCTGGTTGATGAGGGGACGAAGGAGACCGCTATGCCCCAAGATGAAATCGTAGAAGTGGTTGTAGATAAGGCTATGCACGAAGAAAAAGAAGATGACAAAAAGCCTTCATACAATGACTTAATGAAAAAGATTAAAATGCTTGAAGAAGAAATTGAAAAGAAGCAAAAGCAAATGGATAAAATGGCGCACGACATGGAAGAAGAAAAAAAGCCAGCCAAAAAATCTGTTGAAGAAGAAACTGCTGCTCTTGTAAAAGAAGCACCAGAGCCACTTCGTAAAATGCTTGAAGACCTTGAAAAGTCTGCTACTGACGCAAAGGCTCGCGCTGAAGCGGCAGAATCAGTATTAAAAGCAGAGCGTGATGCTCGCGCAAATGAACTTGCTGTATCAAAGGCAAAAGAGTGGAAACACTTAGCAATTGACGCTGAACAAGTTGGTCCAGCGTTGGCTTCACTTGCTGAAGTAAATGCTGATTTAGCAAAGGCTCTTGAAGATGTATTGACTTCTGTGAACGCTCAGGCAGAATCCGCAAACATCTTTGCTGAGATTGGAAAGTCTGCTTCACCTACAAGTGGTGATGCTTATACACAATTAACATCTATGGCTAAATCGGCTGTAGACACAAACAAAGGTATTACATTTGAACAAGCGTTTGCTGGTGCTGTAAGTAGCAACCCTGACCTGTACAATCAATACCTAAGCGAGAAGGGTGCTAAGTAAATGGCATACGAAATTAGTAATTACAGTGTAAAGGTTACCCTCGTTGCTGCGGCTGACCTTTCCGCTTTGCAATACACATTCGTCAAATTGAATTCTTCAGGACAGGCTGCTGCTGCTGCTGCTGCCACTGATATTCCAATTGGCGTACTACAGAACGCTCCGACTTCAGGACAAGAAGCAGAAGTGCTTGTTGTTGGCGGTACAAAACTTGTAACTGGTGCTGCAATCTCAGAAGGCGCACTTGTAGGAACTTCATCTACAGGCAAAGCAGTTGCTTTAGTCGCTGGAACAGATACAACAAAGTATGTTGTTGGAACACTTCTAACAGAGTCAGGAGCAAGTGGTGATGTCGTAACAGCCGTCATTAACTGTGCAAATCCTGGCAGAGCCGCATAAGGAGCGCAAAACAAAATGGCACAACCAAACTTTAACTCCGTACATATAGACGCAATCTTGACAAACATTTCTGTTGCGTACCTACAAAATCAAGACAACTTTATCGCTGATAAAGTTTTCCCAATTGTCCCTGTAGACAAGAAGTCCGATAAGTTCTTCACCTACAGTAAGAGCGACTGGTTCAGAGATGAAGCACAACGTCGCGCTGATTCAACCGAATCTGCTGGTGGTGGATACAATCTTTCAACAGACTCATACTCTGCTGAGGTTTATGCTTTCCACAAAGATGTTGGCGACCAACTATTGGCAAACGCTGACGCACCTCTTAACCCACTTCGTGAAGCAACAGAGTTCGTAACTCGTCGTTTAATGCTTCGCAAGGAACTTCAATTCGTAACTGACTTTTTTGGAACAGGTGTTTGGGCTGAGGACGTCACTGGCGTTGCTGGCACACCTACTTCTGGTCAAACAAAGCAGTGGTCTGATTACACTTCATCTGACCCAATCAATGACATTGAAGCAGGAAAGAGCGAGATTCTTGGAACTACTGGTATGGAAGCCAACACCCTTGTTTTAGGGTACGAGACTTTCCGTCAGTTAAAGAATCACCCTGATTTAGTAGACCGTATCAAGTACACATCAAGTCAGACAATCACAAGCGACATGCTTGCTCGTATGTTTGACATTGACCGTGTCCTTGTTGCTAAGGCAGTCAAGGCAACAAACAACGAAGGTGCTGCTGATGCGTTCGCATTTGCTTACGGTAAGAAAGCACTTCTTTGCCACGTTGCTACTGCTCCTGGTCTAATGACTCCATCTGCTGGTTATCAGTTCTCATGGACTGGTGTATCAGGTGGTATTGGCTCAACAATCGGCGTAAGTTCATTCCGTATGGATTCACTTCGCGCAGAGCGTATTGAGGCTGAAATGGCTTTTGATAACAAAGTAATCGCTGCTGACCTCGGTTACTTCTGGGATACAATCGTCGCTTAATGACTGACTGGTGAGGGGGGAGACCACTCTCCCCCCTGCACCTCTATTTGAAAGGAAAAAAAATGCCTCAAGTAAACCGTATCTCCCGTGGCGAAGTTGCTGTTGGAGGAATTGTTGGTTCAACAGGTGACGTAACTTATGGATTAGATTTTGGTACTGCTTCTGTAGACCCAGCGTCAATTGCCGCTACCACTCGTGGTTCAGTAACATTCACTTTAACTGGTGCTAAGACCACCGATATTATTATTGTAAATCCACCTTCAGACCTAAATGATGATTTGATTTTCTGTGGTGCTGCTATTTCAGCCGCAGACACAGTGTCAATTTATCTTTACAATCCAACTGCGTCAGGAATTAACGACACAGCGCGTACATTTTCGTATGTATGGATTGACATGACTGCGTAGTAATGAAAGCAAAACTTCTTAAGAAGATGACAGTAAATGGTGTAATCCATTTTGCTGGCGAGATTCTTGACGTAAGTGGGTGGCGTAATGTTAACTCTCTAGTTAGCATGCGCTACCTAACTCTCGTAACTGAAGATGCAAAGCCTGTAAAAGAAGTAGAAATTGAAGTTGTAGAAGAAAAGCCCGTAAAGAAAAAATCAAGCGTAAAAGAATAGGTGACCTGTGGCTATATCTCATGGCATTGTTAGCGTAACGACTGCTGCTACCGCATTAAACGCTTCTCTTGATGGTGGTAAAGACGGCTCAACTATTTCAGTTCAAAATCCAACAGGTGGTGCTACTGTTTATATTGGCGGAGCAGGAGTAACTACCGCTTCGTATGGATTTGTATTACTTGCAGGAACAACATTTACTATTGAATTAAATCAAGGCGAAACCCTCTTTGGTATTGTTGCTTCATCTACTCAGTCTGTAGCAGTTCTCCGACAAGGCGTATAGTTAGGGGCTTAAGTCATGGCTCTAACCGTTGATTTAGAAACAGTCACCCTTACAGGGACTTATGTAGATATTGTTGGAAATCCTGTTTCTGGCTCTGTAACTTTTACACCTCAAACCATAATTAAAGACACAGACCAAAATCAGATTATTGTAAACAATGTAATTAGCGAGACCCTTGACGCTAATGGTTCATTTAGTGTTGTGTTGCCAGTTACAGACGACTCAGATGTTGTGCCTCAACCTTTTGCTTATGCTGTAGAAGAAGTGTTTTCAGGCGGTAGAACATTTACAATCACACTGCCTGGTGGCGGTGCTTCCGTAGATATTGCTGATTTATCACCTGCTGTAAGTGCTGCTGTTGCTGCTGGTTTCGTAACAAGTGCTCAATATAATGCTATAAATACTCGTTTAACAACGGCCAACACCGCTTATACTCAAGTAACTGCTATTCAAGATAATATTGAAGTTGCTGCTGCTGGTGCTACATCTGCGGCTACTGCTGCTTCTAATGCCTTAAGAACTGGTATAAATCAGTTCCTTTTGATGGGAGTCTAAATGGCTGAGCCGTATGTACCTATTGCTCGTTTGACTACTGCCAATACTCTTTTGACTGCCTTAGAAGTAGCAATTGCGACTATTGATGATGATAGTGATTTAATCTTGGCAGACGCAACTGCTGCTACGGCTTCGGCTGCTACTGCTAATTCTAGTGAAAAACAATTCAGTTTTAGTTTAATGTTAGGCGGTGCATAATGGCTATTGCCGCCACAGTAACTACCGTTGCCCTAGCAGGAACTTTCAAGAACTACTTAGGTGACGCTATTGCAGGACAAGTCCAGTTCACTCTTTCAGATATGTTGCGTAACTCTATATCTGACCAAATGGTCGTGCCTTCAACAGTAGCCGTTACTTTAGACGCTAATGGAGCATTTACTACAACTCTGCCTTCAACTAATGACGCAGATGTTATTCCTGAATTTGAATACACAGTAGAAGAAGCCTTCCCTGATGGTCGTACATATACCATCACCCTTCCTGCTGCTACTGTTGGAACTCTAAACCTCGCAGATATATCGCCAGTTCCAACCATAGATACTACTTATGTAGGTTTAGTTACTGAAGTTCCTTTTGCTACCTTTGAAACTGCTCTTGCTTTGTTAGATACCAAAATAACTCAAGCAACAAATGAAGTTCCTCTTTCTGGCGAGTACTGGTACATACCTGCTGCTTATGCCACCTATACTGAGGTCAATGCCGCATTTGCGACATACACATTATTGAACGCTGGCACTTATCCAGTATCAGGTTCAGATTTAACAGATGAAGTCGCTGCCGCAGACGCCTCAGCGAGTTCCGCAGCCTC